ACCAAAACTAATGACAGAATATTCATACAATTTAAAACTTGAAGACAATAATTTACTACGTCAAGAACTTAACTATGATCAAGATTATACAGGTTATATTCGCCCTAAAGAAGGCGATTTAGTTTGGGTTTCACTTACAAAAGATTTGTTTGAAATTAAATTTGTTGAAGATATTGAAACACTCTTTCAATTAGGTAAACTTTATACCTATGAATTGCGTTGTGACAAATACGAGTACACAAGCAATATTCTCGACACAGGAGAATCAGAAATTGATAATCTTGAAACAGAGTTTAGTCAAGCTACAAGTAATGCACCAAAAACACTTTTGGAAGACAGCAATATATTGCTTGCTGAAGACGGTGGCTATTTAATGGAAGAAAGCAATATGATTGAAGAAAAAGACAATACAGCACAAAATGATTATCTCACAGGGCGTATTCATGATGATGATATTTTAGATTTTTCTGAAAAAAATCCATTTACTGAAACAAGAGTGTGGTAATGTTTGGGCACGATTTTTATCACGGCACATTAAGACGCCATGTAATTATGTTTGGCAATCTCTTTAATGAAATACAAATTAAGCGTTTTGATCAAAACAATAATGTCATTCAAACAATTAATGTGCCAATTGCATATGGGCCAAAACAACGTTACATTGAGCGCGAATTAGGTGATCCAGATAGTAAGCGTAATATATCAATTGTGTTACCTCGCATGTCGTTTGTTCTTTCATCAATGTCATATGCGCCAATTCGAAAGTTAAATAGCACACTCAAATACAAAAGCAATTTTAATGCAACAAATAAAGAATTTTCATCAGTTTATGCACCTGTACCATATGATATGAATTTTACATTGTCATGTATGACAAAAAATGCTGAAGATGGCATTCAAATTGTTGAAAAAATTGTACCATTTTTTACACCAGACTTTACGGTAACTGTAAAAGCATTATCAGATTTAGGCGTAAATCTAGATGTGCCAATTGAACTTACAAATATAACTTCGGACGATAGTTATGAGGGACAATTTGAAGATCCACGCATTATGACATGGGATTTAGATTTTATTGTTAAAAGTTATTTATTTGGACCAATTACAAAGAGCAAATATATTACAAGTCTTAAAGTCAATACGTTTTATGATGATAGTAATAACAATTACAATTTAGATGCAACTCAACTTTTTACTGGAAATTCGAACTTTGAAACTTCGAATACAATATCATGAAACAAACAGTAGATCAAAAAATTGAAACTATTTTAGACATTGCACCAGCAATCATGCCTCAAAAAGATGTAACCGTAATTGAAAACACTATAATTGACGACGATTACGAATACGCAAGAAAAAATTTACGTTCTCTGATCGACAATGGCAAAGATGTTATGAACAATCTAACGTTTTTAGCAAAAGAAGGCGAGTCGCCGCGTGCTTACGAAGTTCTAGGACAACTCATTAAAACACTTGCGGAAACAAACAAAGATTTATTAGACATTGCAAAAAAGAAAAAAGACATTCAGCAAGAAAAGAATGATGAACAACCAACACACGTTACAAATGCACTCTTTGTTGGAAGTACCGCAGAATTACAAAAATTAATACTGTCAAATAAATAATATCTATGACAATAAAAACATATCTTGGTAACGCAAACTTAAAAGCAATTGGTGTAGAACTTAAATATACTGAAGAGCAAGTTCAAGAATATGTTAAGTGTGTCAAAAATCCAATTTATTTTATTGAAACATATTGTAAAATTGTAACACTAGACCACGGACTTCAGCCTTTTAAACTTTATGAATGTCAAAAAAATAAACTTCAGATTATTCACAATAATCGCAAAGTAATTTTAATGGAAGGAAGACAGCAGGGAAAAACTACTACCTCCGCGGCGTATATTCTTTGGTATACGCTTTTTCAAGAAAGCAAGACAGTTGCAATTCTTGCAAACAAAGCGACGGCTGCAAGAGAAGTATTATATCGCTATCAATTAATGTACGAAAATCTTCCAATTTGGTTACAACAAGGTGTATCGACATGGAACAAAGGTGACATTTCACTTGAAAATGGATCCATTGTATTTACCTCTGCAACAAGTCGCGCAGGTATTCGTGGTAAATCAGTAAACTTATTGTACGTTGACGAAACTGCAATTGTTCCAAACAATCTTGCAGAAGAATTCTTTACCGCAGTTTATCCTACAATCTCAGCAGGTGAAACTACAAAGATTCTTCTTTCATCTACACCACTTGGTTATAATCATTTTTGGAAATTTTGGAATGATGCACAAAATAATCGAAATGGTTTTGTGCCATTGTTTATACCTTATTGGGAAATTCCTGGACGTAATGAAAAGTGGGCTGAAGAACAACGCAAACTTCTTGGTGAAGTTCGTTTTAATCAAGAAGTACTTTGTAACTTTCTTGGATCAAGTTTTACACTTATTGCTGCGGATACAATCGCACAGTTATCTTCTGATGCACCAATCTATAGCAAAGATGGATTAGATGTATATGAGAAAGCAGAAAAAAATAGAACTTATGTCATTGTAGTTGACACCGCAAAGGGTGTAGAAGGTGATTATTCAGCATTTCAAATTATTGACGTTACTGAAATGCCATACAAACAAATCGGCAAGTACAGAGACAATAAAATCAGTCCTTTGCTTTATCCATCCATTATTTACAAAATAGCAAAAGAATTCAACGAAGCGTATGTACTGGTAGAAATAAATATTTCCGAACAAGTGGCTGACATTCTGTACAATGAATACGAATATGAAAATATTATTTTTGTAAATAGAACTACCAAAGGACAAATTGTTTCAGGTGGATTTGGAGGAGGAAAAACACAACTTGGTGTAATTACAGACAAAAAAATTAAAAGAATTGGATGTTCTAACTTTAAGTCAATGACTGAAGAGAAAAAACTTATTATTCGTGACGCAGACACTATTTCTGAAATTTCAACTTTTATTCAAAAAAGAAATAGTTACGGAGCAGATGAAAATTATCATGATGATCTAGTTATGCCCTTTGTTTTATTTTCTTGGCTTACAACTAATCCATATTTTAAAGATCTAACAAATATAAATATACGAAAAGAGTTATATGAAAAACGTATTCAGAACATTGAGCAAGAATTGACACCGTTCGGACTTATTGATGATGGGCATGATGAAATTTCTTTCGTAGATTCAAATAATCAAATATGGGAATATGAAAATTCATTTTTTTATAAATAAAAAAGAATGATAAATGAATTTGTTTAGGTGAAAAACAAAATATAACATCATCTTTAAAATCAAGGAGAAAAAGAATGGCAATTAATTTAATCTCACCAGGAATTAAGATCACAGAACAAGATCAAGTTGCAACAATTCCTGCTAGCGGTGCATCTGTAGGTGCGGTAGTTGGTATGTATAGGTGGGGTCCAGTTGAACAGGCTACATTAATCACAAGTGAAACAGAATTGGTCGTCAAATTCGGTGTGCCAAATACAAACAATATCGTTGATTTTTTAACTGGTGCAAACTATCTCTCATATGCAGGTGCATTGTACGTTTCTCGCGCAAATACTTCTGGCTTGTTTAACGCAACAGCAGAAGGCACGGGACTTTTAATTAAGAACGATGATGTATATGATAACGACTATGCAAATGGCGAGGGTAACGTAGGTCCTTGGGCCGCTAAGCATGCAGGCGTACTTGGTAACTCTCTCAAAGTTTCTACATGCCCTTCAGCAGCTGCATGGGAATCAACTTTAACTGGTACATTTAGCGTAACCGCAGGTTCAACCACAGTTGTTGGAACCGGTTCATCATTAAATACTCAAGTCACTGTCGGTGACGTTCTAGTCATTGGTGGGCGTTCAATTAAAGTAGCATCAGTTACAAATGCAACACATCTAACACTTGAATCGTCACATTTGACTGGAGCAACTGGAGTCACAGTAACGCGCCGTTGGGAATATTTCGAATCATTCGATCTAGCACCAGGCACATCAACTTATGCCGCAGCCAAAGGTGGTGCAAATGATGAAATGCACATTGCAGTTGTTGATGAAAATGGCTTGATTACAGGAGCATCAGAAACATTACTTGAAAAATTTCCTTCTGTTTCAAAAGGTAGCGATGCAAAAGGCGAACAAGGCGGTAACAATTACTACAAAGACGTAGTAAACAGTGGTTCCAAGTACATTCGTTGGATGGATAAGGATGCTGCCGGAACAAACTGGGATGAAACTGTTGTAAACAAAACTTTTACCGCAGTTAATGCACCAATGAACTACTCACTTGCTGGTGGCGCTGATGGTTCAGTACCAACTGATGGGCAAAAGATTACAGCGTTTGATGTATTCAAGAACAAAGCAAACTTAAAGATTGATTTAATTCCAATGGGTAAAGCATCTGCTACGGTTATCAACACAGTGATTGCAGACATTGCTGAAAAGCGTAAAGACTGCGTAGTTGTATTCTCTCCAGAAGAAGAAGATTGTGTGAACAATGTAGGTAGCGAAGCAACAGATATTAATGCATTTGCTAATACAGTAACACGTTCGACTTATGCGTTCATGGATGGCAACTGGAAATATCAGTACGACAAGTATAACGATGTATATCGTTGGGTACCTTGCAATGCTGACACAGCAGGTTGCATGGCAAGAACAGATAACGAAAGCGCACCATGGTTCTCACCAGCAGGTTACGCAAAAGGTCGTATCCTCAACGTAACTAAACTTGCATGGAATGCAAACGAAGCAGAACGCGATCTTCTTTATAAAAATGCAGTCAATCCAATTATATCTCAACCTGGGCGCGGTGTAATATTATTTGGTGACAAGACATTCACAACAAAGACTGGTTCATTCAGCCGTATTAATGTTCGTAGATTGTTCATCACAATTCAACGTGCAATTGGCACATTTGCTGAAGATTTGTTATTTGAACAGAATGACACCGCGACACGTTCATTGTTCTTAAATACTGTAGAACCATATTTAAGAAGTGTACAAGCACAGCGTGGTATGACTGATTTTCGTGTTATCTGCGACGAATCAAACAATCCAGATGACGTAGTTAATGCAAATGAATTTATTGCGGACATTTATGTACGCCCAATTGCATCGATTAACTTTATTCAGTTGAACTTTGTTTCAGTTCGTGGCGCGGCCGCTTTCGCGGAATTGGGATAAACTCGGATAAATAGATAAAAAAATCTAAGGAGATAAAATGGCCGTTAATACACTATCACAAATAAAGGCTGCGATTGGAGTTGGTGCACGCCCCAATCTCTTCCGAGTTTCATTCGCAGGTGGATTTGCTCAAGGAGATTCAGCAACATATTCAATTCTTTGCAAGGCAGCTCAAATTCCTGGTTCGACTCACGGAACGATTGAGGTGCCAACTGGCGGAGGACGCAGATATAAGATTGCTGGTGACAGAACCTTTGCAGAATGGACTACAACAGTTATCAGTGATTCAAATATGAATTCGCGAAAAGTCATTGAGGCATATCAGACAAATTTTGTGTTTTCTGATTATGAAGGAACCACATCAGTTAGCCCTGGTGGTAGAAATACAGATACCTTGTTAACTACTGTTATTGTGGAACATTTGAATCAAACTGGTAGTGCTTCTAGAACTTATACATTAAACAACTGTTTTGTAAGTGACATTGCTGCAATTGATCTATCCTATGACAGTACAGATGCAATTTCTGAGTTTACTGTTACATGGGTTTATGATTACTTTACCGTTTAACGCATAACGAAATAGGAGATTAATAAATGTCAGTTTTTTCAATTACCGCTTTCAGAAGTGCGTTAGCAGGAGGCGCAAGGCCTAATTTATTCAAATTTACATTTGGCGCACTACCATCAGGTGTAACTTTATCAAATGCAGATGTTCTTGTAAAAGCAGGTGCAATTCCTGGTTATACTGTGGGTGTTATTGAAGTACCATTCAGAGCTCGTAGAATTAAAGTTCCAGGCGACAGAACATTTGCTGAGTGGACCGTAACAGTAATTAATCATGAATCACAAGGAATTCGTAAAGGTTTCGAAGATTGGATGTCTTACATCAATGATCACAATTTTGCAAGTGCAAATTTAAGGAGAGCAGGCACAGGAATTGACTATACTACACAGATTACTGTAGATCAGTTAAAAGATGATAATACTTCATCGAAAACAACTAAACTGTTTCACGCCTTCCCTACTGATGTAAGTACAATTGATTTATCTTACGACACAACAGATGCTGTAGAAGAGTTTACTGTAACTTTTCAATACGTCTATTCTACTTAATTGATGAAATCTTTTCGCGGCTATAAATAGTTGCGTAATAGTTTCAAAGGGGGCTATTTCGCCCCCTTTTCTTATGAGAAGACAAAAATATGGCAATCAAACTGTTCGGTTTTAAAATTGGTAAGGATGAGCCTGCACAAGAACGGGCAAAATCATTCGTACCACCAAATGATGATGATAATGCAGTCAATATTGTCGGTGGCGGAGTTTATGGAACTTATGTTGACCTTGAAGGTACAATTAAAAACGATTCGGAACTCATTCGCAAATATCGTGAAATGGCACTTCAGGCAGAATGTGACACCGCAATTGATGATATTGTAAACGAAGCAATTGTCTATCAACCAGATGAGTATCCAATACAAATTGTATTGGACAAGTTACAACAACCAGAATCAATTAAGAAAAAAATTCGTGACGAATTTAGTCATATTCTTAAACTTTTAGATTTTGGTAATCAAGGATATGATATATTTCGTAGATGGTACGTTGATGGTCGTTTATACTATCATTTAATCATTGATGAAAAACAACCTCGCGCAGGATTGAAAGAAGTTCGTTACATTGATCCTCGCAGAATTCGTAAAGTACGCGAAATACCAAAAACAAAATTAGTGCCAGGGCAAACAGAATTATATGTCGATCCAATTGAATACTATGTGTATTCTCAAAAAGGATTTGCAAAAGATGCCAATCAAGGTTTAAAAATTGCACCTGATTCAATTTGTTATGTACACTCTGGCATTTCAGATAAAGATGGTAAAGTTATTATCTCACATTTGCACAAAGCAATTCGCCCACTTAATCAATTGCGTATGCTTGAAGATGCAACAGTTATCTATCGTATTTCTCGTGCACCTGAACGCAGAATCTTTTACATCGATGTGGGCAATCTACCAAAAATTAAAGCAGAACAATATCTTCGTGAGATTATGCAGAAATACAAAAACAAACTTGTATACGATGCGACCACAGGAGAAATTCGTGATGATAGACGTTTTCAAACAATGCTTGAAGATTTTTGGTTACCTCGCCGTGAAGGTGGTAGAGGTACAGAAATTACTACACTTCAAGGCGGCCAGAATTTAGGTGAAATTGAAGATGTTCTATATTTTCAAAAGAAACTTTATAAATCGCTTGGCGTTCCAATTTCGCGTTTAGAATCTGATAGTGGCTTTTCTCTCGGTCGTGCATCAGAAATTACACGCGATGAATTAAAATTTTCAAAATTTATTGCAAGACTACGCAATCGATTCACGCATTTATTTGATCGTATGCTTGAGATACAACTAATTCTTAAAGGTATTTGTACTAAAGCAGAATGGCAACAAATTAAAGAAGAAATTTATTTTGACTTTATTACCGATGCACATTTTACTGAACTGAAAGATGCTGAAATTCTTAAAGAACGTTTAACACTTCTTTCAGATGTTGATCAACACGTTGGTAAATACTTCTCTATTGCTTATGTTCGTAAGAAAATTCTACAACAAACTGAAGATGACATTACACAAATAAACAAAGAAATAACAGAAGAAAAAACAACAATACCAGAAGAAGAATCAGAGCCACTTTCAATGCCCGTAATGCCTTCTGCGCCTTCGACACCAGTCGCACAAGAAGTTGTGATAAAGGTGAAAAAAGAAGAAGCAGAGTCTCATATTATTGATGATACGGATCAAAAAGAGTTGGCCAAATCAATGACTAAATTTTTTGATACATTAGTCGAAGAGGCGAGAAGTGACAAAGAAACCAAAT